TCATGTTCGGCGCGACAAACGAGTCGGTGTCGAACTGGTAGGCGTACTCGCGCAGTTTGCGCCCGGCACGCTGGAGGAACAGGATCACCGACCCCACGCGCAAGGGCTTCACGTCGGTCGCGCTGCCGAAGGTGGTCTGAGGCGTGATCTTGACGTTCGTGGGCGTCACGGGGTCGCTGATCTGAGTGGCGCTCAGGGTGAACTCACCGTTGGCCGTGCCGATCGCCAGCACCTTCGTCGGCGCGAGCCACTCGATGGTGTTCATGTCCTGCGTGTTGATCGTGTAGTTCAACGCATCGTCGTCGTTGGTGCCGTACTTGTGGTTCTCGTAGTCCCCGCTCACCGAGGCCCACAGGGTCTGGGGCTTGCTTGCAGACCCGGCGAACCAGAGCCGGTCCTCGTAGAACGTGACAGCGTGAGGATACCCGCGCCGGGCGGACCATGCACCCTCGGACCAGCGGGTCGAGCCCGTGAGCGCGGTGGCCGGCAGACGCTTGATCACGGTGGCGTTGACCACGGTGGCGCTGGTGTAACCCGTGACCTGAGCGTACCCGGCACCATCGTGCAGGAACGTCCAGGTGACAGCACCGTCACTCTCTGCACCGCTGGTATGGATCGGTGGACGCGAGCCGGCTGCTGCCGTGGTGCCCGACTGGTAGATGTTCCCGAGGTAGTAGACGATGTCGCCGCTGGTGATCGAGACCCCGGTGGTCCACTGGTTGTACTTCGAGGCACTGACCTCGCTGATCTTGAAGTACGAGCCCACATCGGCCGCGACGAACAGGGACGCGGACGCCGTGAGCGTGGTGGCCCCGGTCACGGCGCCAGCAGTCAGGGTGATCGTGCCCACGTTCTCGTCGTTGAACGGGGGCCATGCGAACGTGACTGCGGTGATCGTCCACGACAGGGCGCTGGTGCGGGCCAGCTTGTACGGGGCGTGGTCGGGGTGCGTGATGTAGACGACATCGGCCGACTGGGCGTACTCCAGCGCGGCCACCTGAGCCGCGGTGTACGGGCTCACGATCTCGTAGGGCACCCCGGGGCTCGACTCCACGACGCCACCGTCCAGGTAGAACCGGATGTAGAGATCCCCGAACTCCAGCACGTAGGCTTGCGTGGTGCTGTACTCGAAGGGGATCAGGCGCGTAGCGTCTGCGGAGTCCTTGACCTCGGCGACAAACCGGGTGCCGGGGCGCTTGCGTGCGGGCCCCTGGATCTGCGGGATGAAGTTCTCCAGCGTCTCGCAGCCATTGCGGTACTTGTCGAGGGTGGGCCGTCCCTTGAGCAGGGGCGACAACTCGCCGGCGTTGAACGAGGTCTGAGCGGGTGCGACCATCTCAGTACCTCACTTTGATCCAGTCGTCTTCCTCGTAGGCGGCAGGCGGGTTCTCCTGCGCATCGGCTCGCTTCGCATCGTCGAGGAATGCGTCGTACTCCTCCAGCAGCGCCTTTTTCTTTGTGGTGCTCTGGTCGAAGGCTTCGCTCAACTCGGCGGCGAGGCGCGTGGCAACGGTGTCCACGAACAGGGCATCGTAGACGTTGGGGTCCTCGATGCGCGAGATGTACCGGATGTAGAGGACCGTGGCGTTGGCGTGGATGTGCCCGTTCTCGATCTGGAACTCGTCGGTCGAGAGGTCACGGACCTCGATCAATCGGAGGCAGTCGGTCGGGACGGGAAACTTGGCCGTGTACCCCCAACTCGGGGCGGTCTCACTGGCGGCGAGGGTGGTGCGCTTGACGGCGAAGTTCCACGGGTGTGACCGCAGAACCCGATCGCGCACGAGAGGCCAGTTGCGGTTGCACAACTTGGCCGATTTGGTGCCGTCCGACAGACTCGTGATGGCACCCTGACCTACCTTGTCCAGGGCGCTATTGCACAGGTCAATGACGGACGGCACTTGTCAGCCCCCGGCGATCAGGGACCGGAGTAGTACAGGTCCACGTACCCCGTACCGGAACCAGGCAGCGCGGCGGCTCCGATGGTCAGAAGCACGGTTTCTTCAGCCGTCAGAGCGTCGTCGTCCGCTGCCGTCGAGACACCGAACATCGTCGGAGCAGCAGCAGTGAAGATCGCAGCAGCCCGATACTTGCCCGTGGAACCAGCAACGCCGATAGCCACGGTGGCCGTGCCACCGAAGGTCGCGGAGCCGTTGATGATGCCAAAGGCGAAGCGGTAGCCGGCCGGCACCTTTGCCAGCACGATGTCGTCACCGGACGCCTGAGAAGCCAGCGGGAACGACGCACGGAAGCGACGGAGCCGACCTCCATGAATGCCGCCATCGGGCTTCGTGTTGGGCGTGGTGCCGAAGCCGGCGACTTCGGTTGCGTAGGTTGTTGCCATGTCGCTTGCTCCTTACAGGTTGCAGATGATCTCAACGACCTTCTTCTCCTCGGTGCGGGTGGCACCGAAGGTTCCCTTCACGTAGACCTGGGTCGCGTAGGACTTGTCCGCACGCTCGCTGATCTTCGTGTTGATGTCGTTCCACATCCCCAGGTGCAGGCCGGACTTGGCCCAGGCGATGCAGCGGCGGTCGCCGGAGCCATCGGTGCCGAGGCGTTCGCACTGGATGAACTTGAAGCCGAGGAACGTGTCGATCTCACCGCTGACCAGCGTCTTGACGGTGTTGTAGTCCGAGGAAGTCACCTCGGTGGTGCCCAGCAGTTCGTCCAACTGCACCGCGGTGACCGCGATGTAGAGGGGGTCTGCCATCACATCGACCTCGTTGGTCATCAGGATGCGGCGGGCTTGGCGCAGCTTGGCAACCGTCAGACCCGTGCCGCCGACAGCGATCTGCTGGGTGGCAGTGGCAAACGCAGTGCTGGTGGAGCCGTTCTCGCCGGTCATCGCGGTGCCCAGGGCGGCCGAGATGATCAGGTCGTCCATCGCCCGACCCAGCGCATAGGCGCCGTTCATAGCATAGGGACTCGTGGGGTCGATCAGCATGCGCAGCTTGTCCTGATCGTCGATCATGTCGGCCCACTCGTAGTCCGAGGGGAAGACCCAACGGGCATCGTGCGGGGTGCTGATCAAGGGCGTGTCAGCGTGCCGGCTGGTGCGGGCCTGTGCCGTCACCGCGCCGATCTGTTCGACAGCCTTGGCTGCTTTGCCGGTGTAGGAACCGACAGTCACTGCGTCACGCAGCTTGGATCCGCGTTGCTGCAGCAGCAGGGCGACATTGGTCGAATACTGCTGGACAAACGCGGTGGTAACTTGAAAGCTCATGGTGGTTACTCCGAATAAAGTTGAAACAAGTGACCGAGGGCTTGGTTCGACTTATCCACCACGAGTGGGGTCAAGGAATCCGGGAATCTGAGTTTCGGTTGTCCTCGCGGGCCGGCTCAGGGTTTTCCGGGGAGCGGGAGTCGGTTCTTCTCCCGCTGGTTGCCATCCTAGCACATATTTTTCCAACTGTGTGCAAGTTGCAATGATCTGCGCCGGCTCGCCAAAGAGAGCGTGTTTGGAGGCGGCTGGAATCAGCACCTCCAAGAGACGCAGGCGGGCCTCATCCGCCTGCATACGCGGCCTCCATCAACCGGGACATCTTGGCGACGGCGTCCCGGTCACCCGAGATGTACTTGTCCATGAACCCCTTGTCGAGTTTCAGGTCGGCGATCTGGGCGCGGGCCTGCGCCGGCGTGGTGCCGAACCCACCCTCGCCGCGATCCCCGGCGAAGTTGTCCTCACCCATCTTGGACCCGAGGGTCGCAAACAACTTGAGCATCTCGGCGGTTCCGAGTTTCTCCTCGTAGGCCGCGAGTTTCCCGGCGTCCAGACCCAGCGCCGCGACGGCCCTGCGACCCGCGCCGATCTGCTGGTCGAATGCCTGACCCCACTCCTGCCGCAGCGCCCCGATAGCCTTCTCGGACTCCTGCGCCTGTTGTGACTGGAGCTTCTCCTGCATCGCGCCGGACATGCCGTTCCACTCGTTGTAGAGAGCCTGCGCCTGCTTGGCGCTCAGGCCCAGCTTGTGTGCGGTCCCCTTGAACCAGTTGGTCAGTTCCGGGTCGCCGCCTTGCGGGGGCTGCAGCCCGTACTCATCGGGGTTCGCCGGCCGGCCGAGCTTGGAGTAGAAGGCGTCGAGTTGCTCGGGGGTCGCGTTCTCGGGCGGCAGTTCCAGCAGGTTCTTGGCGCCACCGGCGAATTTCTCCAGGTTGCGGTAGGACATCAGGAGATCCTGGGGTTCCTTCCACCCCTTGTTGCTCACGTAGGCATTCGTCTCTTCGTCGAACGCAGCGGTCCAGACTGAGCCGGGGCTCGGTTGTGCCGTGGGCGCAACACCAGTGGGTGCGGCACCAGCACCGGGGGCACCGGCTCCAGCGCCACCGTTATCGCCCAGCAGGGCGGCAGCAGCATTACTCATTTGGGGAATCCTCGATTAGATTGATGATGTCCTCGTCGGTCAGGTTCAGATGCGCGACTATCCTCAGCCACACTTCGCGCCGACCTTCGAGGAGGTAGGTGGTCTGGACATTGTTCACGTCTGCCGTGGGCACGGATGCCCTGCAGAAGCGCCTCAAGTCGGCCAGCACCTTGCGACCTTGAGGGTTGTTGAACGTGGCCCGGTAGGCTCGGCCACGCATGAGGGTCAGGGGGTTGAGGTTCATCAGAGCTTTCGCTCAACCTGCATTCGCCTCAAGGTCTGGAGAGGAGTCTCCCCCTGGCGCATGGTGTAACTGCATCCGAGAACACCCCCTTTCCAAGAACCCGACTTTTCACCAACCTCGTCACTGAACCGAATGTCGATGTATTCTTCATATCTCCGATGTGGTATCCACGGACGAGTCCACAATCGACTCTCCTTTTGAATTGTGGCGTCTCTGTGCTGGACGGTCCCATCGCGCAGTAAATACGTGAATGAGTGATCTTCAGGTTCACTGAGAACCAGATGTTTCCGGTGTCGCCACTGCCACGGCATGTTGAATATCGTGAACGGATCATTGGTTTTACCGTGCTGCTTCCCCCAATGCACATGTAGACCGTCACCGAAAAAGTTGAACCCGTAGGTGTGACCAGAGCATTGATAGTCGTCCTTCGACACCCACGGCCACGGAAAGGCGACTCCGATTTTCATGAACCCGAGACCGATCCGTACCCAACCGGCGCGCTCCTCGCGCCAATCGGAGGGAAACTCGATCTCCAGTTGCAACCCCGACAAACCGAGTCGGATGTACGCCACCTCAGACCACCGGGCCATGAAAAACTGGAACAGGTACCCCCGTAGGTCCTGCGTCATCGACATTCTCATCATCACGCTCCTTGAAGTAACTGGTTCGCCTGCGCCGCGTCCTTCATGGCGCCAGCGATGGGCTGCGCCGCCTGGACCATCGCGGCCATCTGCTCCTGTTCAGCCCGCTGGGCCCGGATCGCGTCAACCTGATCCTGGCTGCGCAACACAGGTGTCGGGACGCCGGAGACCTCGGCCGTCAGGCGGGCCAGTGCGTCACGGTCAAAGACGTCGAGGACGCTCGGGTCGATCTGGGCAAACGGGGCCAGCAACTCCATGGTGCGCTGCACACCGACCAACTCCTCGGCCCGGGCCATACGGGACATCGGGGAGTCGTAGACGATCTCGTAGTCGCCCCCGGCCTCCACGAGTTCTGGCGGCATCGGCGGCAGGATGCGGTGGAACATCAGGAGGTCGAGTTCGCGCTCGATCTGCGGCCCGAGCGCCTCGGACTGTTGGCGCCCCATCGTCGGGGTCAGGAGCATCCCCTTCTCCTGCGCCCGAATCAGAGCCTCCGTGGC